AGCAAGTAGATTTGAGCGATATCTTTTACGACGGTGTGCATGATGACGCATCGAAGGCGAAAGCAATGCGTTCTCAGTTGTGGCCTCTGGCTGTAGCGGTGTATGCATACTTCAAACCACTACGGCTTGGCCCCATCTGTAATTCGGATGCTGATGGGGAGTTGTTTCATTTCCTGACAGAGTCAGGACTGCCCGTGGTGTGTCTGAATCTAGCTAGTAATGGCAATGTAAGAGTCATGACCTCTGACCGAAATTTTCAAGGGTACGAGGTTGATAGAGTAACACCCTACTCAACCGTACTTTCAACCAACAACATCCGCTATGCCGTAGCCAAGTTAAAGCCTAACGCATGCCATGATTCTAAAAGGTCAATTACTGACACCATTCAAGACGCGAAAGTAGGTATATCCGAGTTCATGTTTAGGGCGTTGGATATTGTGGTGGATAGCTTGGCTGCCGAAAGCATGAACAAGCCTAGAGTAGATACGCACCGTCATTTAACTGCTGCACTTATGGGTATGGTCATAGATGGTAAGGACAAAGACAGTCTTAACACTAGTCAATGGCATGAATTAACAACTGCTTACGCCAAGTACACGGTAGAGAACAACAAGTTTGAAGCCGCAGTTACTCGTGCTGCAGACATGTTCAACGGTGACAAGTGGGTGGCTTTCAATCATATATTGGGCGGTATCGTCGTCGGCGCTGTGTCAAGTAAGCCCTTGCTTGCGGCGTACAACGCTTACAAAGCAACGGGGAGCTACCCTAATGTTGCAGATCACAACTACATTGAGCTGGTTGTACCGTTCAAATGGTACAAGAACGTTGAATCTATGCCGCAAGATATTCGTTCGGAGTTTGAGGTGTCCGCTGTAATGTTGAGAGCACATACAAACTCTAAAGGCATACTGCCCAATATTGCAGAGTCAAACATAGAGGTGTGGGAGCCTGTTGAAGCGTTCGGTGTGTCCCCGTATTTACCCAATAGTGCTGACTGCATCGTATTCAACAAGTAAGGAGGACAACACATGTCTGACAAAGCAGAACCAATCAACCTAGTCGAAGACCGGATAAGGTTTTTGTGCGAGTACAAAGACGGACAATACAGCTTGCATATGGGTAATGGTATGTACAGGCATTTTGATGACTCAACTTTGCCGGGCGAACTAAAGACTTTAATCGGACTGATAAATGGTTTTGATTGGGACGCGCTTCACAAAACATACTCGCGCACCCTTACCGATATTGCAGCGTCTGACATCACATGGAGTAGTCGTTCGTATTACCCAGAAGTGTGTAGCGAAATTGGGTGGCGTATAGCCGACTGTTACGCGCTAACTGTTCCATACAAGTACTTCATGGAGTTGAAGGGCGAGGAGTCCTGACACTGTCAGGAGACAAAGTTCTAATCCATGTGGTAAGTTCTGTAGGAGTTTGTCCTATGGAGATTACCAAGATGACACCCGAAGGAAGAGTCAAAGCAAAGGTAAAGAAAGTTCTAAACGATATCGGCGCGTACTACGCCATGCCTATGGGCACTGGTTTCGGGAACAGCGGCGTGCCGGACTTTTTGGTCTGTTTACGAGGGAGGTTTTATGCGATAGAGTGCAAGGCATCCGGTAATAAGCCTACCGCGTTACAAGAAAAGCATCTTGCGGATATTCGTGGCGCAGGAGGCGTGAGTCTAATCATCCACGAAGCAAACGTAGAGAACCTACGCACGGAGTTACAAAATGTTTATACACACAAAGATTCGCCGTTTTTTGAAGAAGGGTAAGAACGTAGATTACATCGCCAAGACTCTTGGCGTCGATAGGAAATACGTGCATACGATTCGGCGTGAAGAAGAGGCGAAGTTTGGGAAGCCCAAAATAACGCGCAAAGAATTGCTGAACGAAATTAATCCGGGACTAAACGCCCTGTTCGGTCTAGAGTACAAAAAGCCCGACCTTGTGAATCATCCACCGCACTACAAAGCAGGTGGCATCGAAGTCATCGCCTTCATTGAAGCCAAAGATTTAAACTTCCGTCTTGGCAACGCAGTCAAGTACATCAGCCGTGCCGGTAAGAAGAAGGACTCCGATCCCGTGCAGGACTTGGAGAAAGCCGTGTGGTACTTGAAGCGCGAGATCGACGCGAGGAAGGGAGCATGATCCGTGCATTAATTAACTGGTGGAAGCATCGTGAGCACGAGGCTCACTACGCGTGGAGCAGGGTGCCGCCACCCAACTGGGCATGTTCTCGCCGACGATCAGGAGGAGAATACTGGTGAACGATAAAACTATGGAGTTTTCAAAGGACCGGCTCAACAAACAGATACGGGAACTTGTGCGAGAGAATGGACACCTTAAAGATTCACTCTTCCGCAAAGACCTTGAACTGAACGCAGTGCGCCGTGAGCTAGCAGATGCAGATAAGACGCATACTTTTTTGAGCGTTACGTTAGGCATCAGTCTGTTGGCGTTCCTCGTCTTTTCATTGTACGCAATTAGATTAGTAGGGGAGTAGCCATGCCTTTGCACTATCAAGCCGATATGTTTGACGACGAGTGGGACAAACTGGCACACACTTCAGATGAGTACCGCCGGGAGATACGGCAACTGCGTGAGAGTTGCTACAAGTACGCCAAGGAGTTAGATGCGCTGCGTGTTGTAATCAACAATCTACGCACTGACTTAGAAACCTTGAGCAGCGAAATGGAACGGATGGATAGGCAATCATGAGCGACACAATCACCCTGCCCCGCGCTGTGATCGAGAATATGCGCGGTGAGCTGTACATTCTTGTCTGCTTTTCCGACAGCGATTGCGGTGAGTTGGATTGTGATGAATGCGAACCGCTACGCCCTATCTGGTCTGCGATTGCTGTGCTCGACGCCGCGCTGAAGGAGGACAAGACATGACACGCGAGGACATCATCCTATTGGTGCAAGAGGCGGTCATTGGGGTCCCTAACGAAAACCCGTTCGATTTTAGACTTCTTCAAATCGAAACAATCGAGCGTTTTGCAGCCCTTGTTGCCGCTGCCGAGCGGGAGGCTTGTGCGAAGGTGTGTGACGGATACAAGGAGTACGGCGACCCGATCACAAATTGGGCAGTAGACTGCGCCGCTGCCATCCGTGCGAGGGGGACGAAGTGACCGAAGAACCGCTTGACCCGAACACGCTGTACGCTGACGGGTTTGAAAAAGCCTTGATTGGTCTTGGGTGGCAACACACCAAACTGCTAGCCGTTTACGACTACAAAAAGTGCGTAGAGATACTCATCCATGATCAAGAGATGACGCACGAAGAGGCTATCGAGTGGATGGAGTACAACGTGGTCGGCTCGTATGTCGGTGAGTACACGCCGATCTTTGTAATAGGGGAAGACAGTGGGTACTGAAGAAGACATCCTTGACTTGATCCGTGAATTACCGGGTGAGGTCAATAACTCCGGGACCACGACCGAGTTCAAGTTCTTGACTGTAGGAAGTGTGCTCTGGGCATGCCACGACGAGATCAAGCGGCTACGTGCAGAGAACCAGAGGTTGAAGAGTGAAGCTAAAACGCGAAAGAAGGTGTAGCGAGTGTTGGCATTTGTTTGCTAGTCCCGAATCTATAAGAATCCATCGCCTGATAGGTGGGCGGTGCCGCACTGAAGATGAGTTGAAGGCCGCAGGGTACTCATGGACTCCTAGAGGGTGGCTACAAGGTGCGGGTAAACCCAAGTTAGATGAGGTGATGGCAAAATGATTTACTCAGGTGCGGGGCCGCTACCCCGACATACATATTGCTACGTAGAACCAAACGTTTTTGGCAACGATGATTGGGAGCGTGTGGCGTGGTTTGGTCTGGTCAGTCATCCCGGCAGAACGTGGGGATGTCACGTCATGTTGGAGTGCGGAGCGGTGTATCGTAACGTGCCTCTTCATCACATGGCGCACAGGGTTAACGACGTAGGGTGGGAACCGTGGGACGCTCAAACTTGGGACTGCTACGGGCATCAATTCAGTGTAGTGGAGTATCCGTTTCTTGAAGCCGTGCCGATGCGAGTAAAATTACGAGACAAGACAGAGCATGAAGGTCGGTATATGTTCACGGCGATACCTATGCTTGATGGGTTCAGCCTAGAGCCAGAGCAATCCAAAGAGTTTTATTTCGTCAAGTTAGACAACGGCAGATTCACGGCGCAGCCAACAAACCATGTTCTTGTGAAGGATAAGTCTTTCACGACCGAGGTTGCGTGGCCTAAGTTGCAGCGGCAGACAGAGATATGGAGCGTTGATCCATGAGCTTTATCACGCTCGATTTCGAGACGTACTACGACAAAGGTCTTGGGTTCCGCACTCAGACCAACGAGGAGTACCTTAACGACCCGCGCTTTGAGGTGATTGGTGTTGGCATCAAGGTCGGTGACAACCCGACCAAGTGGGTCACAGAGAACATCGCAGAAGAATTCGCCATGCTGGACTGGGGCAACTCAGCCCTGCTCTGCCACAACATGCTGTTCGATGGCGCGATCCTTGCATGGAAGTACAAGATTGTCT